AGGATTGGGAAATGATGAACAAAAAACATAGTCTTGATACTAAGAAACATCAGGAAACTGTTCGTCATAACAAGGCTGCAGAGAGAATTTCTGCAAGACGACCTGTAAAAACTACATCATCATCACAGAAGTAGCATTATCGCTATACGAAAATAAAAATTATATCTAATAACTTGTGTTAGATTTTTTGTAAAACTAATTTTGTAAAAGAAGAGTAAAATGGCTAAACAACAGGAAGAAGAAAAAAAAGACACCGGTCTCTTCGATATGACGGTTGGACAAGGATTAATCGAAGTCGAAGAAAAAAGTACAGGAACACCTGCAGAAGATGACCCTTCTAAGAAAGGTGATGAACCTGAAAAAAGTAAAGACAAACCTAAACCTAAAATAGAAGGTGAAGATTTTGTTGAGTATACAGACGGTACTTTCGAAATAAACGAAAATAAACCGGATGTAGAAAAAGAAGCAAAATCTAAAGATAATGAGGACGATCCGTTCTTTGAAAAGACTGAAGATAAAGACAAAGAGAAAAAAGCTCCCTCGAAGACTCCTTCGAGCGACTCTTCTTCTTCTTCGCCATATTTAGCCTTCGCACGAGACAGAGCCAACGAGGGGGTTTTTCTCGATTTTACCGAAGCTGAATGGACAACACTGGTAGAAAGGAATGAAGGAAATGAAGCTGATGCTCTCAGAGAACTTTCCAGAATTTCAATACAAGAACGAATCAAAGATGGTATTGAGAATTTTAAAGAGTCAATAACTCCTGAAGACAGAGCTTTATATGAAGCTAGAGAAAAAGGTCTTCCACTGGACGAGTATGGAATGGCTAAGAGAAACTATGACAGATACTCGAAAATAAAATCAGAAGACCTTGAGGACGATGAAAAGCTTCAAGCAGAGTTAGTTGCTAAAGTTCTTGAGCTGAGAGGATACGAGGAGGATGATATCAAGGAGGAGATCGAAGGATATAAAACTCTTGAAGTTCTTGCTAAGAAAGCAGAGAAAGCTCGTACAATGCTCCCGGGCGCATATAAGACTTACATCGATGAGATGGATAAGAACGCTCAGGAAGAAGAACAAGCTCGGAAAGATAAAATTCGTCAGAGAGTAGCGAAAAGAAAAAGAGATATTGAGAATACACCAGAGATTATTCCCGGTATCAAACTGACGAAACCTGCAAAACAAAAGATTATAGAATCTATGACACTTCCGGTAGCGAAGGATGATGAAGGTAATCCGATGAATGCAGTAATGACTACAAGGAGTAAAAACCCGGATGCTTTTGAGATGATGATGCATTATTATCACGCTCTTGGTCTTTTTAATATAGACGATGAAGGACAAATGAAACCTGACTTTAGTAAGATTACAAAGATTCAGAAGACTAAAGTGGCGGATGAAATGAAGAATGTATTTGAAACCAGAGAAAAAGTTATTCAGGGGAAACCTCAGATTATTGGAAGTCAGGAAGAAGACGATGATGAATTTGCCAGAGCATTTAGAGCAATAAAATAAAAATATTAATAACCCCTTAAAATTAAGGTAAAATGAGAATTTCACCATTTCAACTTTATGAATCTGAGGACATAACCGGACTAGTAACTAAGTCGCACTTAGGCTATCGCTTCGGTATTGAGCCTCAACAGGCGTCTAAAGTTGCTACTATGATCCATCAGGCTAATTTAGGAGCAACGGTGAACGCTTATCTTAATCAGTTTCCTACTGTAAACTTTCAGAGTGATGATGATTTCACTTGGGATATAACTACCAATGGTAAGAAAAATATTCCACTTGCAAAAGCTGAAGTTACTCTTGGTACAGCACTTGCTGCTACAGACAAAGCAGGTGTAAATTACGGAGAATTTTATCTATATTTCCATGAAGCATATTTCACTGACGTCAATGTGATTGTTGGTGAGCGTAATGAGATATATCCGATACAAATTCTCGAAGACCCTACCAATGTTGGTGGACTGTGGAGATACAGGTGTCGTCTGCTTACAGGTGATGCTACGCTGTTTATTCCTTACGATGAAATCGTTGCAGGAAAACGTTTCAGCAAAGACTTCTCTCCGGTTGAAAAAGAGCTGTCTGTAAAAGGTGGTGGAGTACATTACACCTTCCCTTACAAAATGATGAATGCATTTACTATGATCAGGATGCAGGATACTATTCCCGGTAATATGATCGAACGTCCAGTTAAATTCTCTTGGGTTGACCCTGTGTCAAAGAAGATGATGACTACTTGGATGGATTATCGTTCATACGAATTGGAAATGCAGTATCAGGATGAGATCAATCATATGATAATGTATTCAACTACCAACAAAACCGATGATGGTAAGTATATGCAGCGTGGAAAATCCGGAAGGATTCTTCAGATGGGTGCTGGTATTAAACAGCAAATGGAAGCTGCAAACTATAATACTTACAATTCATTCGACATCAAGAAGTTTACAGAGATGTTACTCGACTTGACTGTTGGTAAAATTGTAATGGGACAGCGTGAAGTAACTGTACTAACCGGTGAATGGGGAATGTACCAATTCCATGAGGCATTGGAAGACTACACTACTCTATACACTCCTGCACAGGACAACCACCGTATTTATGCCAAAGGTGGAAACATCATGGGATTCCGTGGTCAGTTCTTGGAGTATATCGGACCTAACGGCATCAAAGTTAATATCGTACACGATGCTTTGAAGGACGATTTTGCCCGTAACAAAATTTACTATCCCGGTGGACAAGGACTTGCTGAATCAAGAGTATACGAAATTCTGAATATGGGTACTTCCGATGGAAAACCAAACATTCAGAAAGTATCTCTAGCCAAGTTTGGAGACATTCGTGGTTATGAATCTGGTTTGCGTGATCCTTTTACTATTGGTCAAACCAATCGGATTATGAGTAATCCTAAAGATGCTTGGACTGAACACAGAGCTTATACTGGTGGAGCAATCGTTTATGATCCTACCCGTACTGCAACGTACAAACCGATCATACTTTAATTGATATTATTGACATTTTAAAAGAAGAAGAAAAATGGCTAAAACAGGAAATGGCGAAAACGCTGTAGCAGAGGCTAAACCTGCCACAGCAAAAAAAGGAAAAACGTTTAGTTTACCAAATATTAAAGTCCATGTGAAGCCAATTCTCCGTAGTGGGAAATGGCTTCCTGATGGACACTCAGGATCGTTTATGTACGATCATACTGTAATGAAATTACAGGTTCCGATTGACAAAGATAGCGGTAGACTAAAAGACCCTTTAACATCTGAAGAAAGAGAGTTCTTTGAAAATAATGCTGGTCTTGATCTTGAACCGGGAGATTTGAATCCCTACAAGAAAAAGGATAATTTTTGGCACGACTTTACTGTTGTCATTCGTAAGACTGATGATATTGTGACAGATAAAACTATCCTTACGACTCTTAATTTGAGCGATCCTATACACTATTTACAATACAAAGTATTGATGCTCAACTCTCAGGCAAACGGAGGACTCGTTGCTCCTTCTTGGGAAGAGAAGTTAAATAGTGGAACTTACAGGATTGCCCTACAGAGTGAAGGAAAACAACATGTCGAGAAAGTTGCGAAGGCTGATAAGATGAAAAAAGCTTACAAATACTTTGGTAAAATCGATACTTCCAGTGAGAAGATGTTTGATTTCCTTACGATATATTATCTGGAAAATGCCAAGAGCAAGCGACCATCTGAAGACTCCAATAAGGACTTCTATTATTCTGAAATACAAGACCTTATTGACAATGATCTTGATGGAGTTTGCATAATTATCGATGATGAAGAGAATTATGATTATAAGCTTATAATCCACAGAGGATTAAAGGTTGGAGCGCTTCGGTTTGTTTCAGGCGGAAATATCGAAACGGTCGATGGAGTTCCTGTTGGAAAATCTCTTTATCAGGCAATTCAATGGTTAAAGGATGATAAGAATCAAGATGAGTATTTGAGATTAAAAAACCAAATTGATCTTGCGAAATAAATGACTGCAGAACAAATGAAATATGAGTTTGAGGTTGGTTATGACAAAATAACCAACTTTGATGCTCCGGGATATGAACCGAAAGAAATTTCGACTTTCCTTACCAGAGCACAGGAGAATGTTGTTTATGAGATATTCAAATCCAGTGCTAATAAAGAAGGAAACAAAAAGTCAGTATCAGAATTACGTCAGGTTCTTCCTCTTCGAACATTTGCTGCAGGTAACTATCCAAATGGATATATCAGCCTCCTGCGAAACTATTTCTCGGGAGCTGGTATATTTTCTTTTACCGCTAATACGATTGTAGATAGTGGAGCAGGGTTTTTAGGATCGAATATTCGAATTGGTGATATACTTACTATTCGTAGTTCGACTACTAATAATAACAGGACAGTTCATATTATAAATGTTACTGCAAGTACATTAACCATATCCTCTCAAGACGCTGTTCTTTTAGTAGGATCAGGAGGTACTGCAGCATATCTCGAAACATTCCCTGTATTGAGGGTTCGTAATGAGAGAGCAGACATTGAGGTTACTTCTGACAATTTCTATTATGGAAAGATAACCAATAACGAAATTGACGATGTAGAAGTAAATCCTATTGATGAGGATTTTTATCATGCTAATAAGAAAAATCCCTTCAAAAAACCAAACGAGAAAAGACTATGGAGGATCGATTACTCAAATGAGAATCAGAGAGTCCACGAATATATAACAGATGGAACGTATACTATCGATGAAGTTCATTTACATATTGATCGAAAATTAAGACCAATCATTGTTCCTGATGCAAATTATGTTGCAGCAGATGCTACAATCGATGATGTTTATTTTATAGATTTTGTAACAGGACTCGATTGTGAGATTGATAAATTAATTCATCGTTCTATCGTAGATAAAGCTGTTAAAATGGCTTACGCTGCACTACAGGATCAAACTGGATTCCAGATCAGTTCTGTACAAGAACAACAAGAACAACAACAGAAATAATTAAAGAATATTTTTTAACTTAATACCAAAGAAATGGACACAATTAAAAATGTAACTCAGTTATTAATCGGGAAAGACCTCACCACTACTGGTGCGGATGGAGCGTTAATCTCTGTTCCCGGTGATCTCGCTGATGGTGAAATCGTAATGTGTACTCCCGGAAATGTTGTAACTGATGGTACAGATGCTTTTACCAAGGTGAAGTTTATCCAACGAAGCGGTGATATATTGGTTCATTCTGATATTATTGATCTTGCAAGACCAGCTTTCATAAGGAATTACAGTATTAGTACTTCTGCTGCTGAAGTACAACAGATTGATTATGTTGGATGGAATGGTGTATCCGGAGCATTGGATACTCTTGCTTCCAATCTCTATACTATCCGTCTGAATATCCTTGGCAAGACTACTGCTGCATTTATGCAACAGAAAATTAAGGAAGGATTTTATAAATCGAACGCTTCTGCTGCATCTTATACTCAACTTGCAGTTGCAGAAGGACTTGTAGCAAGTCTGATTGCAAATTATTCTCGT